CTGTGCCATATATTCTTTCCGCTGTATTAAAGGGAACAAACCCTTGAGCGGTTAATTGTTGCGCTTCTAATTCATCTCCATCCTCTAAATCAAAAGCAGGCTGAACTGATGATCCTCTTTGAAATTGACTTGATTGAATTCCTCCTGCCTGCGACCTAAAACCTGCCGTAGATTGAAATGATGTTACATTTCCAAGTTTATCTCTAAACATAACGGGTGCATCATATCTTAGTCCAGCACCATCTTGGCTTTGGTCATAGCTTTCTTTAAATGGCTTTTCTTGAGCCCAAGACAAAACATCTGACACTACACTCTGAACCCTGTTGTTCCTTTCATCACCTCTCATGCCTAACCCAAAACCAGCATAGTCAAATGTAGAAACAACTTCTCCTTGAGGAGTTTTCACATCAAACATATGCTTACCTGATTTGGAAAAAGATAAGGTTGATATTCTATTTTTAGATTCCTCATCTAGTATACTATTACTAGACAAGTCACTCATTAATTCTTCTAAATCCTTTAGCGCCTCATCAGTGTATCTATTTTTAGATACCATTTCAATTCTGTCCTGAAGAGGAAATTGAACCCCCATGTTGTTGTCAACCCTTACTTGATTTGGTTTTAGTGCCAATGGAGTCACCCCCTTAGTGGCATATGACGCAAGGAATTGATTTAAACTCCCATCATAAAGATTACTAGAAACCAACTTGTTGTAGACCTTTTCATATGCCCTTGAATTGTTAAACTGATTTCCAAAATCCTGTTGGGTCATGTCTAACAACCCGTGGGTGTTCATAAACTTATATAAGCTTTTAGCTTCTGGGGATATTGCCATTTCTATTATTCTAAGTTAATTAGTGGGTCGTTAAGTTGTACAGCACTAGGAGATGCCTGGGGGCCTACTACTGGATTTAATCTATCTTGTGGGAATGCGAAATTCTGAACACTTCTAGGACTTACACTATAATTTATAGCAGCAAGGTTATTAGCATAATTATAAAGCCCTAATGAATTAAGCAAATTCTCACCTAACTCAGTTAATGATTCTGAACTATTAAGCGGTGTTTTATTAACGCCTAGTACTCCGCCTGTGGACTGATTTATAAGTTCGAAAGTGTAGTCATCTCTTGCTTCCAATATATTCAAACTTACTCCTTGCCCCCTCATTACTGTTTTAATCTTAGAAAGGCCATCCGTCATCATAGCAGCGTCTCCACTAGCCAACATCTCTAGACCCTCGGTAAGTTGATTGACGATTCCAAGCTCTTTGGCCCTTTCATTTCTATCTGCTACTTGTTGTGCGTTATAGCCTTGTTTTTGCTCTGCTATAATTTGCTTACCAATCCTAGCATCAATCATCATACTTCCTGCATCGTGCATTAGTTTTCTGTGTACAGGTAGTATTTCTATATCAATAATCGCTCCTTGATCTGTCTCATTGCCATACATGAACACTTTTGTGCTACGTAACTTGGCATCTAAAGACATCAATTGCCTATCAATACTAGCAACCTCCTCTTCCGATAGCCCTTCTTGCTCTTTCCGAATAAGTAAATCTGCTATTTCAGATGAAGTGCTCATATACTCATCAGCAGACTTTCTTGCCTCTTCCCTGTCTCTAGTAAAGCCAAACTGAGATTCTGAATACTGTTGAGATAAAAAGTCTGATACCTCCAAATTATCAAGAGAGCTTAACTTTCTATACATATTATCTACCGCAGCAGGCACGATGGAGGCGTATTCACCAGGTGCATTAGTTATTAGTTTTCCTGCCGAAGTTATTTCAGAATCAAACATTGCATCGAAGTCGGTTTCTCTCAAAACTTCCCTATTCATGATACCACTCATATATAGAGGTGTTTTCTTGTCTACAAGATTTCCGTCAGCATCAAACTTTATCTCACCATTTTCATCTGTCCCAACAAGCATTATTTCCCCCGTGGTGGGATTTTGGAAAAATGTGTTTTTCTGTAAAAAGTCATTGTTGATGTACAGGTCTGATAGAAATATATCTAATTCATGTATGCCATCTTCTTGTAGTTCTTTTGCTCGGTCTTGGATTCTCTTTGACATCTGATGGATATGGTCAATTGAAGCCTTGCTGTTTTGAACAAATTTATTGTAGTTAGATACGCTTGTTCCTCCAGTTCTCCTTAGGTTTTCTTGAAAACTTATGTTTTCTAATATTTGATCTGTAGCTCCTAAAAGATGGTCGTTAAGTTGGTCAACAGCACCCATCCCTATGTCGGACCTAGCAGCCTCAATAGCAAGTCGAGTGTTTTCTTCTATCGTCTTCTTCTTCTCCTCTCTTTCCTTAGATATTCGCTCAAGTTCAGTATTTACCTCTTGACGTATACTTCTGAAATCTATATTAGGGGAGTAACCCGTTACCTTATCTAATCCGTAATAACTTCTAGCCATAATAATTTAATTTAAAAATGATGGTGTTTCTTGAAGAGCGCCTGGAAGAATCATTCCTGAACTACCAGCAATATCAATTGTAGTCGCTCCGGTAACATTATACGGAGATGTTATGGAAGGTGCTCCAAACTTTAATAAATCTCTCAATTCTCGGTTAGGTAATGCTTGAAACGCCTCTAGCCTTTCTTCATCGGTCATTTCAAACATTTGATTCCCCAATATTGATGCCATAGCCTTGGGGTCATCCTGAAACTCTTGAAACGCTTTTGTTCCAAGACGCTCTTGCCTAGTAGACGCTTCTAGTCTTGTAAAATCTGCTGCTTGCGTACCTAAGGCTGCCAATCCTGATAATGAATCAGAAATACCTTTTGCTCTAGCAGTACCTGCCTGTATAGCCGCAGCAGATGCCCCTTGAGCTTCTGCGATTTCAATTTCTCCTAAAGCGTCAATGTTAGCCTGCTCTTGTTTTAGTATGGCCTGCTCTCTAGCTATCTCTTGTTGCTCCATACCGGCCATAATGTTCATTTGTTGTTCCGTAGCCTGCGCCTGAACTGCCTGTATACCCCCTAGAACACCTCTAGCCCCAGCAGATTGCAGAGCATCAACTGACTGTGCTGTTAAGGATTGCTGCCTCCTCAATGATTCATCAAAGGCAAATGTTCTAAGTCTAGCCTCCTCTGCTACATTTCTAGTAAGAAGGTTTCTAGCTTCAGTCATTGCCCTAGAGGATGCCCTTTGTGCCCTTTTCTGTTCTTTTTTTAGTTTAGCCGCTTGTGCCCCGCCACCTACGGTTTGACCGGCTGATAATGCCAATCCTATTCCTGCCGCCACTACTTCGAATCCCATATTATATAATTTTTACTAATTCTTGCTGATAATCACCTTTATTGTAGCCTAAATCCACATACCTCTCGACCAATGAATTGCTACTTATCACCCCGTACATAACTTCAACGCCATTGTCTTTTGCTATTTGTTCTAGCGAAAGAATAACATTGTTTATTATCTCACCCCTGTCATCTTCTCTGTAGTTTTTGTCTGTTACTATCCAATTAGCCCAAGCTAATTTTGAGTTAGTTAAATACAAAAACCCCGCAGCAACTTCATTTACCACAACACCTATATCGGGTAACATATTTTTGCTTGGATATTGAGACCAACCCCAATCTTTCCACCAACCACATAACATTTCGTAATCAGAGTCATTAACGAGCCGTATATCCATACTCGCTAAGTTACGGATTACTTTTCATTTTGTCTGTTTCTATAGCATACAGCTCAATAAGTGCTTGAGAGTCCATGTCTATTTTAGTAATCATATAGTGACCTGTTAGTCCATGAGACTCGTCATCTGTTGCAGGATCTGGAACAGAGTATATAAAATTACCACTAGATGCCGCTGACCCTCCCGTTGTTGTTATGGTGGTAGTCGTGCCTGACTGTGTAATCGCAGTAACAGTTCCCAAGAACGTGGGAGTTTGGTTTGGCGTTTCAACAGCGTTGCCATCGTTATCTAAGTCAGTCAGTGTTCCAGACGTTAATATCCTGTCGCCTATGCCAACCATACTATTTATACTCGCCAAGTCAAACTGTATACTATTCGCTCCAGTATTGGCGTTACAAACACCTATACCTTGAGCAAACCGCATATCCACCTGAGTATCTGTTATGGGCTGTCTTATGTATGAGTAGAATGAGTTTTCTTTCTTTTCGAATTGGTCAGAACCCACAGTTCCGTTATGGAGGTCAGTAGTTGTAGTTGCCGCCAATGATCCCCCAACAGGAACGGTAGCACTAACCCTAATGGCCTTATATATATCAGCCTCTATTGGCTTTTCATTGAATACAGTTTCTATGTATGGAGTAGTAAATGGAGTAATACTTGTGTCTCCGTCTGTGTTTTCCTCTAAATAAAATGTAGCCCTTAAGCTTGCCTTTTGGTTGTGTATGTTAATGTTGCCATTCTTGAACGTAAAGAAGTCGCTATTCATCCCAATCATAAACTCGGGATTGTATCCATAAAATGAAGGCCACCCCCCTCTCTCCGGTAAACTAGGGCTATATGTTACTGTGTACGCCATTATAGTTCTGTTAGCATAGTTAATAATTCTTCCTGTGGGAACATATCACTCTTACCTTTGTTGGTGTTAGAATGCGATAGAAGGCCCCTAACGTGCCCGTAGTAAGCCTCTCTGTTCCATTCAAAGGCATCGGCCCCTTTTTCTTTTATAAGGGCAGGGAGCCCCTCTCTGACATCTATGTTGTCTCTGTCTGCAATAAACAATATTAGTTTACGCAAAGACTCAATCTGAGCGTCAGAGTATCTGTGCCAATTTTTATATCCCTTGAACTCTTTTGATAGCTCAACGCAATGATCTGGATGCACAGTGTGCCCGGCATAAGTCTTTCCATTCTTTAGGTATCCAAAGTTACACACCTCTATGCCCACGCTATTTGTATGCATCTCTTGGAATCCGTTCCTTCCTAAATGCCAAGCATAACCTCCATCAGGTATACACTTCACAATCTCACCGTCATACTTGAACTCGTCGTTGAATATAGACGGCCCACCCAAGACAAACTCAGTTGCGATTCTGCCCCTACTATCTCTACCCCAATGGTCGATAGTCCGATATGGGTTATGCCATCCTGCTGTGTGGTGTAAGAATAGCCAATCTTTTCTAGTAGGGCCCTTAAGGTATTCACCCTTAGGTAGTATGTGATGGTTAATAACAATTCCGTGTTGACTGTCTAGTGACTCTTGAATGTCTGTAGTTAGTCCGAACAACTCAGCCCAAGTCTTAGGTCCTACTATGCCATCTATCTCTAGAGTGCTCTCAGCCTGAAACCTCATCACAGCAGACTCAGTTACAGGGCCAAAGATGCCATCAGCCTCAATATCGAGCTCTCGCTGAATCTGTCTTACCTCTTCTCCCTTATCTCCTTTTCTTATTAGCATCCTGTTTTATTTGTTACGACTCCGTTGGAATCAACAGTTAGTACGTCAGTACCTACCTTATAGAACCCTGCTGATGCTCTTGTTGAGCCATTAGAATTAGTAAATATAATATCGTGTAGCACAGGTGTACCTCCAGACCCACCGCTAAATGTTGAGTGGTAGTATGTCGTCCCAGGCGTTCCCGCACATGCTGTAACAGAACTTGATGCATTAAAGAATCCTGTAAACGATGGAAGTGCAGCAGCACAACTTGCTGTTATTTGGAACAGAGTTGCCTTGACGCAGAAGAAGTTTAGCAACAACCTAGATGGAGATGCTGATGTCTTTGGAACAATCATCACGTATTCAGCAACACCCGTAGCATCAGTTACTTCTGATGTATCTATCGACACATTCTGAATGCCATCGTTAGTATATGAAGACCCATTATAGTCTATAACCGTAAATGGAACTGAAGCAGAGCCCGAAGAAGGTAGTGGTGCAATCTTACCATTGTGAGACCAAAACTTCTGAACAAACCCAACCACAGATGAAGTGTAGGAGTTGAATGTGCTTGTTCCCAAACTAGCCAACAACATACCTGCGTGATCCGTATTAACAAGTGCGCCTGATAAGTCAACATTAGGCTTTATCCTTATAGTAACAGCACCCGTTGCACTTCCAAGTTCAACAGGAAACCTATACAACTCTTGGTTTGAAAATACTTGAGCTGGCACAAATGGAGTAGATGCCGACGTAGCGCAAGCAGTAGCACAAACAGGGCAGTTCACTATTTCAGACAATGCACCACTATTAATGTGATAAGCCACTCCATTGCCCCTGCTATATAACCCGTCGTTTGCAATGTTCGCCAAGTCCCTATCCGTAAACACGCCCTTAACCTTCAACGGATCATCCGCATCAATATATAGCTGTGTGCTACCTGTAGTGCAACAGACAGTATTTAGGTTGTCATCAAATGAACTTACAGGAGAAACTACACTAAAATCAGCTGGTCTGTTTACATTCCTTAAATCCCATATTAGATACAAGTAGTTTTCCCCGCTCTCCCTTACATAGTTAAAGTCAGCAAAGTATCCGTCGCCTGCACTGTTAGCAGAAATAGATGTCGGGGGCTTCAATTCAGAGTTAGCTAGTATTGTTTGAATCTGAGATGCCGCATACTGCGTAGATGTCTCAAGTATTCTAAACCTATGGACAGGGTCAGCAGCAGTCATATCATCTAAAACAAATGACCCATTATTAAACGCAGCCATTCTTACTGTATCACCACTGACGGGTATAATACCCTCTCCAGGCAATCCTGCCTTCTGAATAAAACTACTCACGACAGTAGCGTCTGTTCCTGTTCCTAAAACAAACTGCCCCCCTTCTAAGTCTGAGTACCCTCCGCTTTCTATTCTTGAAAATGCATATCCCACTTGTTGCCCATCACTTTCATTGCTGTTAAGCACAACATACACCACATTCAATAGTGTTGGCTCAGGACAGGGGGCTTTAATTATAAACTCGCCCATCACGGATTGAGGATAAGACACATCAATCGAAACGGTGTTTGGCTTGGACTTGTTCTTTGTAAAGTTAAAGGTTGTGTCGCTGTTTATAGCAGAGCCACTGCCACCCCTAGCAGAACCATCCCAAGTTACAGTTGGCGTTATATTCCCCGCAGAGGTTCTCTTAATTGTATATCCGTCAGCCAATGAGACAACTCCACCCCCGTTTTGCACAATCTCTGTTTCAGAATTAATAGACTTTACACTTCCAGTAGCCCCCGTTGTTTTATTTACAATAACATCATTGGAAGCAACACCATCCGATACAAAGGTGGCATTCGTGTCTATGAGTTTCCTTCCCTCAGCAAAAGCATAAATCTCGTATCTCTTGCCGGATGCTGCAATGTCTGAGCTTATTGTAACCACCTCATCGCCATCTATGTTGGTTATTGTGGCTATGTTACCATCGATTCTTACTTGGTCGTTGACAGCCACTTGCTCTCCAAATATTGCGGTTGAATCTATCAATTTGTTTGTAGTAGTGCTTGTTGCTGTTCCCGTCTTCTTTATTGTTGGGTTGTTAGTTGATGATCCCTCGGAAACAAATTGAGCAATATCATCCACCTCGATGGTAATCGCTATATCCCCAACAGTGTCTCCAAAGTCAACCTCTGTCTTTCTAGTTGTAGCAGACGTGCTGTTTACGGCCTCTAGTTTCCTGGTTACGATTATATCGCACGGCTCTATCACAGTTTTCTCAGGCAACGCCACATCAGTGCCCGCCAATACATACTCATCGGAATGCTCATCAAAACCTCCAATGTGTTGCGTGTTTATGTTTGCCTTGAGTTTGTCTCTAAAGTAAGACCGTAGACCCGCATCTGATATGACCAACATTTGTAAATTGGTTGAAGAAGTTCCACTTAATCGTATCACAGCTCCCCTCTTGGCATCAGTAAAGAAATAATCAGAACCATGCCTTGAAAAACTCTCTGCGTTTCTGCTTATGCCATGCTCCTCAACTCTAGCTACTTGAGTTCCCAAGAACTTGTCCCCCTCGGCAGTTAATACCACATTGCCTGAAGATGTTGTTACTAGCGTTTTATCTACTACTACGTGAGACACCCTGTCCTCTTGTAAAACTAGGAGGTCGTTTCCAATATCAGACAAAACCATAGTTTCACCAAACATCCTGTCAAGGTCTTGAAAGTTGCCCACTCCAAGGTTGAATTCATTTAGTCTATTAAGGTTTGTCTCTTGAACAAAAATATCACTGAATGTAAGCGAAGCAAATCTGTCTTCCTCCTTGTATTCCGTTTCAGATACAGAAGAAACTCTTTCTCCTAAAACAATCTTATGTGCAACTTGCCTATCTCTAGCCTTCATAGACTCTGCTCCGTTAGGGAACATTATACAATTGAAGAAGTTTAAGTCACATATAGCATCAGCACTTGTTGCTGTATTCTGATCTTGCGTATTCCCCTTGTGAATTCTTTTGCCAGCACCATCAACGCCTATATCAAAAGTTTGGTTACCCTCAAAATATATGTCATCGTTTATTTCTATTGGCTTTGTTTCAAATATGAAAGTTCCATTAGAGCTTATAATAGTAATAACACCCTTGCTTTTGGCCTTTTTACCCGCAGTGCAACCTTTTCTACCAGCACGAGTATGTAGTTCTAATCCGCCATTAGATTGTCTTATAAACTGAAACTCATGCTCTCCGTTAGGGTCACTGCCAAATATGTTGTTTGTTCCCGACTGAAAGAAAGAATCCCCTATCGACGGGTCGTATCTTGTATTAAGTGCTATCTCACCGGAAGATACTTTTAGATTTTCGAAACTTACGCCACCCAAGTGTCCGTCGAAAAACTCCTTAAAGTTTGCGTAGTCGGATTGAGCAACAAACTCATCCATTATGTATTCATCAAAAAACCCTTTACAGTTATCAGAAGACCCCTCTCTATGATGCTTTATCTTCATAGATATAATACTACCTGTGGTGATAGGTATGTCGTTACCTCCAGATGTAAATAATCTAAATCTTAATGGGTCTTGCTTGTTGTTTTTTGTTTGAACGCCATTCGGCTTGGGCTCTATACTTATAACCGATGCCTCCGCACTGCTAACATCAAAGTCTCCATCAGGCTTAATAGACATATAAAGCCCCGCAGGAGCGTTAACTGATACAGGAAGACCATTTTCTTCAAACGACTCAACACCCAAAACGGTGCACTCCACCAAATTATCTAAAGCTCCAGCTGAGTCAGACTTAACAATAAGCCTATCACCCTCTTTCATTTTGTTTTGGTTGTCACCCTCTAGCCTAAAGTATGCTGTGCCGTTAGTATCATCCAAGTATATTATATCGCTATATATGGTTTCGTGGTCACCACTAGAGCTTTTCATAAAAAACTTGTACTTGCTAGCCCATGTTGGTGGCTTTTGAGTGACAGGTATTCTCACTCTTGCGGCATTCCTTTCATTGCTATTAGCTGGTGAAACAAAAAAGTCATTGTTCTGTGAAGTCAATACCGTTGAGGATCTATTATACTCATCCATGTAGGCTATCCCAACAGTATAGTCCCTATTACTATGTAAAGACTTCTTGCCCGAATCAGCCTCGAACGCAGCGTAATCCATAGTGGCTATACTGAAATAATCATAAAAGTCCGAACTAGAATGATTCAACTTGAACGCAGGAAACTTAAATGTTACATCATTACTGCCTAGCGTGGGTGTAACCTGTATCTGTCTTGTTTCAACTAGACTGCTTATGCTTGTGCCAATAGCCTCAATCCCGTTTGCAACTATAGACATACCCGTTCTACTTCTTGTGCTCTCATAGGCACACATATACTGCTCTGTAAAGTTGTCTGTTGTATTACAAAAATTATTATCCGTCACAGACTTGGAGGTGTCTATATTCGTTATATTGGTGTAACCCTGGGAGGTTATATCAAACCCCAATGCCAATTTAAACTCAGCACTGTTAAATAAGTCATATACTGAGCTGTATTCTTTTGTTAGTTCATAAAACATCTCAAAAGAAAACGTGCTTGGCTCAGACGAAGTAGCTACATAAGTAGACGATGCCTCTCTAGAAAAGTTAAACACCAAACTAAAAATTGACCCTTGAGTCAAAGGTTGGCTCGAAAAGTCAACAGTTGCCTGAGCATTATCTACAGTTACCGCTCCTCCACTAATGTTATAGTTTAAATTTGACAGCGTAATTTCTGACCCCGTCTCATTAACCGTTGTTACAATAGGTAGTTCCCTCCTCTCAGCAGTGTAAGTCATTTTAACCTTAGCCCCATCGCTATCTAGCAGATTGAACCCATCAACGTAGTTGCCATAAACTAGCCTTCCACCAATAATGGTTTGGGCCTTAGCAAATCTAGGTACGTTATCAAATAGCCTTAACAGCTGGCTCTGAGGAAGTGCAGTATATATCTTACTATTGTCGAACGTAATTGTGTGGTCTATATTATCCGGTAATCCAAACTCAGCCTTGTCATAGTTCTGTATTACGTTTACAATGTTGGTGTCGCTAATCTTGTAGCATAGTTGTATGTCTGTTACCCTCTTGTCTCCCGTATTAAAGGTCACTTCAACAGAGTTAAATCTATTAAGCATCCCCTCATTATCATAAGATCCTCTATCGAAGTCAAACTTATTACCCTCAAATGCCACCTCGCTAAACTGAGACAACGCACTATACTCTCCGTCTCTGTATCTAAACCTGTATGCAAATGATATAAACTTGTCCTCTATAAAGTTCTCATCAGTGCCCGTCTTGAGCATATTAATAGCTGGAGCACTTGATGGTGGCTTCTGTATAACGCTAAAATCATCCTCTGTAACGTTATCAGCTAAAGGTCCACCACTAGGAAAAGGATAATTCCTTGTTACGTTAATTCTTCTCGGTGGATTGAAGTCGTCTGTAAAGAACAGCAAGTCCCCAATCTTACTTACGCCATTTATTAAATGAGAAGCACTAAAGTTTAGCACGCTTACAGATATGGCATGATACAATAACTGCTCCGTATTCATATTGTACGAAACAATCATATCCATTGCCGTGGTCGTAGCACCTGTATTGTTAGTGCCTCCCGGATCATGGACAAACCAATATATGGTTTCGTTTGCGTCATCAGCAAAAGCACCCAAGCACACCGTATCAAAAGAAAGCCTAGTACCTGCAAACTCAAGTTCAGTTAGCCTACGGCTACCCTCAACATTCTGCACAGCACCAAGTTCGCCAGAGTCACCTGAACTGTTGACCCTAACATTCATTGCATCTGTATATTGACTTGCAGGAACGATACGCTCGTCCGCTCCCTTGTTCATTTTACCTGCGGTAAATTCCCTACGTTCTCTCATTTAATTACGTTACCCTGAGACCTTAAATTCATTAATAGTCTTCCTGGGTGAATATTGCTCAATCGTATTTTAGCGTTTCTAAGCAAAGCAGTCTTGTCTTTTTGAGACCTCCTAACAACATACTCTTGAATACCCACCCTAGAGTTGACTATCATATATTTTATGTAAGCATATACATACTCCTCAAATAGTTTGTTCACACTCACTAACGAGTCATCTCCACCCTCCATGCCATCAGAAATATATTCCAATAAGCAAGTTTGGTTAGCCATGTGAGATGAGAAGTTTATAACCCCCGCCCTTCTATCGATTCTAAATGTTGGATTAGCATTTGCTGTTTCAGAATTAAGCCCAAATCTAGCCCCAATATTGTAATCAAAATACCACCTTCCGTCAACAAACATACCTTCCCTCCCGTGAAATCTGCTACCTTCATTTAGGTATAAAGTTCTTTCAACGCCAGCTATCCTGTCTAAGTCCAATTCAGATTGTTCGGGCTGTAATATCTCTCCTGATTCATCAAAAAGTATACGACAATCATTGTCTTGTAAATAAGAAATTGCGCTGTTAGCCTGAATGTTTTCCGTTAATGGGAATAAAGCTCCATCCTGATATAGTGATATCCTTATCCAATTAACAAAGTCAGGAGGAAGAATAAATCTTAGGTTTTCAGACACCTCTAATTCTAATGCCTTTATCTCTTTGAATGCATCATAGTTTAATTCTTGAATGCCACGCTTGGCGTAAAATATAACCTGAGCTCTAGATACATTGGCTAGCATCTCGTTATTGCCCGTGTACATCATCATAAAATTATTGACAATGTCCTTTAATGGAACATACTGATACGATCCCCAGTTAGCATTTTCAGGAACTGCTCCTGCATTTTCATAGTATTGATATCCTGTTAAATATGGCATTATCTATCTTCGTTTGCGTTCATACTAGCTAGTGCTGCTGTGTCTTTATAAAATTGGTTCTCCCTTATTGACATACCCGCCAAAGTAGCAATCTTAGATATAAGATAGGGAATCTCTGATTTTGGCAGTTCAAAGTCTTGGAAGTCCGCAGCAGATGCGTTGAACACCTCTTGTGGGTTTGCAGCACCCGTTACAGTAACACCCGTCCAATTAGGGTCTTTAGGATTCCTAACATACTGAGCTATTACACTGCCAGGGTTTGTTATGGTGTTAGGATACATTATGATGTTGTCGGCCTGCATCAAGCAAGATGGGAACATAGTAGATGGATTAACTAACGTAGATGCCGCTAGATTAAATATTTGAGACGGGTCTTGTATCTCAATCTCACTATACTTAGTAGGATTAAATATCTTATACTTAAGTGCTCCCGCTCCAAAAATATTATCGGTAATCTTTAGTGAAGTCCCACTCTCCACCTCCACCACAAAGGCCAAGGTGTTATCGTCAGTGTTTACAACCAAGTCACCTGCGGATGCTGTATTCCCAAATGCAGACACCCCCGTAAGTGAAGGGTCTACTAGTTTATTTGTGCTAACTGCACTCTCCTTTGTGCCCGATACCCTTTCAGTATCATAAAAGAAGAGTTTATTAAGAAGATACAGGTCGCTAGGCTTATCATACACATGCCCATCAGTAGCATTGCCTAGCGGGGCTAGAGTTGAAAATATCTCTATGACCTGTCTTTTTCTTTCAGCTATATCGGCATAATCCTCGTTGCTAGCAACAGATTTAGCGTTTGATTGATTTACTGCAACTCTTTTATTTTGCTTATCAATGTGAGTATTGTAATCATACATATACTCTTTAAAAATCTCTAGCTGGGCTTGTCTTGCAAAGTGATTGAAGTCCCTTCTTGAGATGTATCCGTAATTATTTTTATTCGCTAATGCGAGTACAGTTTGACGAACCTCATTAATCATAACGGTAAAGATACAAAATAAAAAAGGGGTCGAAACCGACCCCTAATAAAATTGATTACTACCGTTCTATTAAATAGTTCCAGTAGAGTAGTCAACGTGAAGATAAGCAACTCCATCAATAGCGTATGGTAACGTTACATCGTAAATTGGATTAGTCCAAGATGTTTCCAAAGCATTACCTACCTCAGCGATAAAAGCGTTTAGCTGTTGCTTTGTTTTAGCAGCATCACTAGCAGTAGACGCAGTTAATACGATGGCAGCAACCTCACCAGCACCTGCCGCAGCATTTGTTTGAAGAGGACTATTCAAGAGAACATCTACTTTTTCGTTAGCTGTAGCTCTTACGCCAATTATCTCTTTTACAGGAATCAAAAAATCCATACCACTATGGGTAACTTTCATAAACTTTTGCATGATAAAAAATTGTTGTTGGTTAAAAAATACTATGCAAATATAGTGAATAAAAAAAGGGCCCCCGAGAGGGCCCTCTAAACAATAATTATGAACATTTAGCTAGTCGAATATATAAATAAATATTTACTATTCACCCTTTTTCTTAGATAATTGTTTTTCGAACATATTTAGAATATCCCCATCCTGCTGAAGCAATGATACCACAATGTGCTGTGGGTCTTCTCCATAAGGGACGCTAGTGAGTTTCTTTTTGTTCCCAGGAAGGTTGAAGTAAATGTCCTTGTTCTTGTTACGCATAGACAATAATCCCTCCTCAAAAATCTTAGCTACTATGTCTTGAATCTCAAGCATAGGGTCTTCTAATGCCTCCAAGAACTCAACAGGGTTGTTTTTAGCAAACAAAATCACATCTCGCTTCAATTCAGCAGATGACATTTTATCCGTGTTAAGGCCTAAGAATACCCGACCCAATGTCTCCATTGTTTGAATATCAAGGGTCTTAGCAGCTATCAGCGCATCTACCTCAGCAGTAATAATGTCTAACTCCTCTTGAGCATTCTTTTCATTATCAAGCTCCATAAATATCTCTCCATTCCCAGGGTGGAGATCCATAAACTGCTGAAGAACAGGGTTGGTGGCCTGAACGTGAAGAAAGCCATCCTTGAAAATGATTGGTTCTAAAATGGCGTTGCCATCTTGCTCATCTTCGAATGGACTTTTTTGGTTGCGAGCATATCTAAGGGCTCTGTTTGTTGTTCCGTCAAAGTGTAATAAAGGGCTTCGGTGTGTGTGTCTTGAAGCCAACAAGAAGTTTAGTGGTGCTCTATCTTGCGTCAGCACGTATATTTTATGTTTCATTTGATTAAAATTAAAAAAAGGGGGAGTTGCCTCCCCCATTAATTAAGAAATATTAGTTCTTAAAGATAACGAAGTTGTTCGCTCCCATAACACAAAGCGCACGCTCTGATAAGAAGTGAACCTCCATTGCATCAAGATCAGAAGTTCTTACATCACCGGCAGAACCAGTCATCCAAGTTTTATATCTTCTGTCCTCAGACTCAGACGCACGATATCTTACGTGTAAGAACGGACGTTGAGCGTTTTTGCCAAGAATTTGATCGTAAACAGTTGTAGAACCAGCAGGTACGAGAATACCGTTGATGTTTCCAGCTTTTACGCCTCCTCTCATAGTGGCATCGTTGAGGTATTTCCAGTCAGACTTGTAGAAGTCATATCCTCTGCGGAATCCTGTGAATCCGAGGTTCAATGCCATCTCTTCGTCGTTGTCGAAAAGACCGTAAGAAGTACCACCTACACCATAAGAGTTCTGAGCAGCAAGCATATCATCGATGTCGAAAGAGAACTGTCTGTTTAAGAACAATACGTTTTCCTCGATAGACCCTTGCTTGTCAAGAACCTGAATGATAGAGTCAAAGTCAGAAAGAGTAGTTGGGTTACCACCGCTCCAAACGTTTCCTCTATTCTCTACTGCGTGGAATAATCCTTCAGAACCACCTGTTTGTTGCAATGAAGCCCCAGCAGGTAATGAAGAGTATGCAGTAGTGTTAGGAGTTACAGCTGTTGTAGCACCAGAACCAGTTTCCATAGGAACAGCCTCAACCATAGCAGTCTCCAAGTAATCTTCGAAACGAAGTCTTGTTTCGTGCTCTGATTTTAGATACCATAGGTAACCTGTAGCACCATTCTCAGTTGTAACCTCTACCCATCCGATTTGAGCCATGTCAGAACCGTTGACAGCATATCTGTCCTTTAGAATGATTGGCTTGTTTTCGAAGATGTTGTCTTCAGCTTCGATAGAGCCATCCATTCCTGCTGTTCCTTTAGCAAACTCAGAACCATAGATGAATGCAGTTACTGTAGAACCAGTAGTGATTGAAGGAGTAGCAGCGTAAGGAGCAACAGTAATTGTAGCACCAGATACACCAGTTACAATAACCTTGTCAGTTTTGCTAGAACCAGCAGCCTCATCAGCAACAACAAGAGTTTGTCCAACTCTTACTGGAACAGATGAAGGAGAACCAGCTACAACAACGTCAAATCTTGCGTTAGCTGTACCAGCGCTTGCAAAGTTGTTAGCAGTAGCACCTTCAAATTTAACGTGGAGACGACCCTGCTCTGCCCATTTGATGAGGTCAGAGTTAGTGGGCATCTCAGCACCTACCATTCTCATAAAAGAAGCAATGCTTCTGTTTCCATATCGCTCAAATTCCTTCTCATAAGTATCGGGTAGATACTGGTCTAAGAATTTGAAATCGTTGATGTAGTTAGTCGCCAAAGCAACTTTACTACCGTGTGGGGTTAATGCAACAGACCCCGCCTGTAATGAACCAGCCATATTTTAGGTTTTTAGGTTTTTTTGTTAATACTTTTTATCGTTAAGCCCCTGCTTCGACCTGAGTCTACAGCACGAACTTTGAATCCTCCGTCAGAAGTTACCCTTGGCGTTTGACGAACATCCATTTTGATGTTTTTCGCACGCTTTGCGTCACCTTCTATAGCCTCGGAACGCCCTTGCTCATAAAAGAACTTGGCGAATTTATCAGGATTCATGGCTACTGATAGTGCTCTGTGATAACCCGCAGAATCTTTAATTAACCCATCATCACCTATAAACTTACCAATGAAGTTGTATACATCAGACTGAGCCTTTTGCAAATCCTTTGCGTTACCTGGAGAAAACGTGTAGGCCTTTTCATCAATGCTGAAATCAAAACCTTTGAAATCATCACCGAAAACCTCAGAAGTTTTCTTGCTGAACCACTCGGCTCGCCTTTCCGCTTCCTGTCTCTCGTTTTTGGCACTATTAAGATACCCTCTATAATCCTCTAAAGCTTTTTTATCCTCATCAGACAAAGATGCGCTTGACTCAAGCGGTGCTTTGTATTTCTCCCTTTGAGAATTAAAGTGTTTTTTGGCTTTAGCGAGTTCCTTTTTTCTTTCTATTTTTTTAGACTTAATCTCTCTTTCTTCCATAGAATCCTCATCTGTATGAAATTTATCATACATCATGTCTTCAATGTCCGAGCGATCAAGACCTTCTTCTGTTTCTGAGTAGTAATTAAATAATAAATCATCATCATCCATATCGTCAGAAGATTTATTTAATCTAACAAAATCATCCATTCCTCTACCTGTCTCCTGCTTGTACTTATAGTATGCCGCAACATCTTCAGGTAAATCTGGCGATTCGCTTCTTTCAGCCACTAACTCATCAAAAGAGTCTATTTTTTTGCCATATCTTTCAGATATATATGAAAGAACATCTTCGTCACTAAGTGACTTTTCTTCTTTTGGTTGCTCTTCCTGTTGAACCTCCGCCTTTTCTTCTACAACCTCAACGGCTTCTTCAACCGGTTTTTCTTCATTCAAAGATTGCTCGTGCTTTTCTAATAGCTCCTGCTCAATCTCTTGGGTTGACTTTGCCTCCTCAGAGCCAAGGTCTCTTACTTTGATTTCCATAAATTAAATTTTACTCAAAATTACTACTTTCTTCCATATTGAAATTTTCTATCATATTCGGAAAGTTTAGTTTCATTTCTTTTTTATCCTCTTCAAAATTCATTGGAGGAAGATTGTTTTTTCTTTGGTTTATAAGTTTTGACTGCTGAGTGTTCTGCTTACTTATTCTAGATTCTTTACCAGTCTCTTTCATTTTATCTCTGTTCTCAAGTTTAGATTCCTTAAGTTCAGCTAACTGATAATCAAACTCAAATTGCTTTGCCATTAACATAGATCGTATCTCTGCTTCACGCATCGACTTCTCCATGTCTATTTGAGCCTTGAATTGCATTTCCCTGGCAGCCATTTGAGATTCAATTTGTTGTTTTTGCATTTCCATTTGCATAGCAGCCTGTTGTTTCTGCATTTCCATTTGAGACTTAAACTGCTGCTGCTTTTGAATGTTCTGTTGGTCTTTCTGAAGTTTTTTATTCTTCTTGACCTTTAAGTGCTGATTAGCAATTTTAGTGCTTTTCACCTCTCTTATATCAATCGCATCGTCAAGCCCAATGTCACCCTTTTGAATAGCTATTTGAATGTTCTGTTCTAGCTTGGCCTTGTCTTCTTCATCTGGAGCGACATCAACGAAAATGCCAAAGTCATACATATAATAGTCTTCTATGTCTTTTATTATTTCAGACTTATGTCTTCCAATCTGCATGGCTAACTCTTCAGCATGCTCCATGTATTCCATTGCGTCAGATAGTCTAATAGATATTGCCTGCGCAAGTTCTTTTGTTACAAAATGAGATGCATCAAGAATATGTCGTGTTGCAGTATTAGAATTTGCTGCGGCTAACTTCTGAACACCCACCAAGGCATTTGAATCAGGAGTAGATCCGTCCCTAGCCTCATTCAGCCCAGTCACATCTCTAATCATTCTTAAGTAATGATTGTAATTGTTTATTAGGGCAGACATTTTTTGACCTCCTGAATGACCATTAATTGGCTGAATAGGAACTCTAGCATTATTGAAGTCTCCATCTTGTGTAAATGAGCGACCAACAACAGAACCTGTCTGGAAGTAAAGTCTAAGTGCATCTTCAGGATTGTATGCCGCACCTGTGCCTAAGTCAACCTCGTTAAGGCCATCCGCATCAATAAACACCCCATCTGGAGTCATGCGGTTCATAACCTGCTGCAACTTGAGATGTGTAATCTGAATAAGGTCAGCAAAAGGAATCATTCTTCTTACTAAAGACTCTACATTTCCCTTATAAACTCTAGGTGCAACAGCCACATAGTTTGGCATTGCGTGTTGAGATGAAGATTTAGGCCTAACCATATTCTCCATAAGATTCCACTTAAGGATAATGTTTGTCCCCATCACCATAACGCCCTCATACCAAACATCAATAGTTTTCTCTACAACCTCAAACTTGCCATCCTCAATCATATCCTTTGGAGGATTAAAATCAGATGGCTTTTCAATCATTCTGACAGAACCGTTCTCCCCTACTTTCTTTTTGTACTTAAACGTATTTGTAGTTTTGTAGTTAAAGTAAAGAAGGGTTGCAGTGTCTTTTCTAAAAGTATCATCCCCATAAGTGCTAGGCTCATTGTTATAATCATAAAAGCCGTAACTATATTCTGATATCTCAGACAAATCTTCGTTAGTTAACGATGGGTCTATTTTACGCAACTCATTTACCGGAACGGTTTTAACCTCTCCCCAATAGAAACAATCTTTAAAGTAAGGATCTTCGGTATAACTATGTATAACATCGGCAGGGTCAACATACTTTACGTCGACACCAGATCCTTCATTAAACTCATGCTTCGCAACACCCATTCCCAAGACAGCAATGTCGTAGTTTATTCTTTTCTTTAAATCCTCGTAGAAATTATCTTCTAGTATAGTAGATATAGCAGTTTCGGCAGCAACCTCAATAGATGGCTTATACTTTAACTGCATAATTAAATCTAACTCCTCATCATTTTCTGGAAGTTCATCCTTGCTAAATGAATATGGATTAATGTTAAACTTTTCAGCCATATTGTCTAATATGGGTCTAGCTAACATTTCTGACTTGAGTCTGTCTTGGTATGTGTTTCTTTTATATATAGATGTTGGATCCTGTGCTTTTATCTTTACATCAAAAATCCTATCTGTCATTCCATTGACAACAATGTCAACAAACTTAGGTATAATAGGAACAGGTGTCCAGTCTAGATTTAAATAGCTAAGGTCGCCATCAACGGCAATCTCTTTTTTGTACTTAGATATCGACTGCTCTCCACGAGCATATAGTCTCATTTTATGAAACTTTCGATACCTATCATAGTACCTACCTCTATTTCCATCTTTTCTGAACCATTCGTATTGGATTGATTGTCCAATTCTCAAACCGAACTCAGGAGTTGCTTTCTTTTCATCAGAAACAAACTGGTCGGGGAAATAGGTCGATGGTATATCTACATTAACTTTCTGCATCTATCTTAATAATTGGCTATTACTACCCTTGTTATTATACCTTGCAAAGTTAATCTTTATTTTTGATTGTCTAACTTCGGGTTTATATAGGTGTTTTTGGTTGGCCATGATAGCTAGTCCTGAACTAATTGATGCATCATACTTGGTTCTGTTGTTTACATCAAACTTCGCCCAATCCTCTAAAGTTTTCACAAAAGGCATTGAGCCTATGTCGCCTATATCTCTAAACTCTCCCGTCATGTCAAGCCCAACATATTTTTCAATATACGACTCTATAGCGGATGCGTGAGCCTGCTTTATGTCCTCGGATGAGTTAGGTATACCCCCTATCTCCCTTTCGGTCTTAGAGAGCTTGTTAGAGGCCTTGTCGGGCCTGCTCATGGAAAACGCCCTGTACCCTCTGTTCTTAAAGTGATATAGTAGCCTAGCCTTATTGTTCTCTGCAAGTATCGGCATCCCATAAAACACGCAGGCCATTAATACATCTTCAAAAAACATCTCTGCTGTTTGTGGCCTAGCAATATACTCTAGGAAGAACTCATTAGAAGGGCCCTCGTCCATATGAAACTTAGTAAGCCCATGAAGAGCACCATTAGACGCTCCTCCGCCTACAGTTCCAGATATATCATAAGGGTCGCACCCAAAAGACCCCATGTGCTCATTGCCAGGGTGTCTCCTACCTCCCCTCATAATTACATTGTTCTGCAAGTGTGCTGGAGGAATCCAAGACAGCAAGAACCTGCCATTGTTATCGGGAGTCCAAACTACCTTGCTGTCAGGGCCATCCTTCCAATAGAACTTACCCCTTGTAACAAAATGCTCCTTTATTACGGAATCATTGTAGTCTATCTGCTGATATATCTTAGTCAGGTTAAATATGGATGACTTACTCTCATCTCTGAAAGCATGCGACTCTGTTCTTGGGAACTGACGGTAAAACTCATTCAACGCATTACCATCAGACTTCAGAGACTTCACTTCGTTATCCCAATATGTAATAGCACCCGTAGATATCATCTCGCCATCTACTCCCTCTAGTTCAACGACAGGATCATCAAACACGGGCCACCCAAACTTGTTTATATACCCCTCGAAGTTCCATTCCATAGGAACGAACAAAGAATATAAGCCACTCTTGGTTTGGCCATTAGGATTCCTATTAGAAGGGTCAGAGTTCATGTATAGTTTCTTGAAGTTGTCACCACCCTTGTTCAGTGCGTTACACGTAGACCCCATCATACACTTGCCAACGACACGACTACCTAGCCTCAAGCAGGTCTTAGTCACACGCCAGTTGTTTAGAATATTCTCAGGCTTGTCCCACTTGCCGCTCTCGTCGTGTATTAATAGCTTTAGTTTCTCACCATCGTAGCTGTTGTCTGCTGTGTTCTTCCAATCAATAGTGGTGTCAAGGCCATCCATATCGTCATCCATAACCTCGTGCATATTCTTCTTTGTAATCTTAGAAGCTGGAACACGAAACGCCAACTCAGTCTTTGGCTTATCCATACCATCCTGTATTGGCTTGAAGAAGAAAGGATAGTTATTGGCTATTGGTACAATCTTATCTACGAATAGTTTCTTAGCATCGCCCCCTGTCTTAGATAAAACCCCCAGCCTAGAGTCTTTCGCTAACGTTCCAAGATTAACAGACTCTGATGCCCCCATAAACGAAAATCCTGAACGCCTAATCTTTAGATAGCACATACCAAAACACCTCTTATCAGCCTTGCAAGCCTCCCAGTATATGTAGAATATTCTATTGGCTTCCCTGAAGTCAGGATACCCAACGTCAATCTTAGTCCACTGCAAGTACATGTAATGAGAACCTGTAAGGTAGGTTGGCTCACCATGGTTCATATACCAAAAACCATTCTCCCGATTGTCGAACTCCTGCTCGATATAGTCAACCCACATCGACTTAAAGTCGGACAACATTTCGTTCCATTGGAATATTGACTTTATTCTATGCAGTTGTCTAGGGTATTCTTTACGCTCCCAATATTGCTCGTCTTTCTTTTTACTCCTAGAGTAAACATTCTTGGGTTGCTCAGGAAGGCCTATAATAAGGCCATTGATATTATACACCTCCCCCAACGTGCCGTCACGAGAAATGATTATGATATCATACTTTTCGTCGTAGCCGTACTTCCAGCTCTTCCCCTTATTCTTTTGTCTTATGACTTGCTTGGGGATACCTGAGTCAACTACTCGATATAAACTATTTTGACCTTCGTTCAGCAAATCCTCTAGTTGAACTTTTAACCTCGTTAAGTGCCTCCTTCTCCGCCTCGATTCTTGATAGTATCTCGAACGCATCGAATATGGCTAGCTTCTTTGACGCAGCAGCATTCTTCAGCCTGTCAGCAGCGAGTTCATCATCAGGATCTGGCTTGATGATATTTTCCTCAGCCACCTTGATGAGTTGCTGTACAGCCTTATACCCTGCATCAATAATTTTTTTCTTTATCTCTGAAGTGTTCACTGTACTTTTTATCCCAACTCCAGTCTCCTGTTTTTTTGAATTGCTCATAAATCCATATTGCGTCAGGGCATCTCTGCCATCTGTACTTTCCTTTTATTCTTTTCAACTTGCATCCGCATTGAAGCCACCTTTCTACTTTTTCCACTGAATCGTAATGTTCTCGGTAAACATCCTATATAGGTCCTCACCATCTATCTTAAACTCATATTCGCTATCGGGTTCAAAAGATATCCTATCCCCAACACTAAGACCCAGCTCAACGAGTTCCCTATTAATATACTTAATCTTGCCAATAAGCGGTTGATGTGAAAGGGGATTAAATAACCAAGAGTGCTCAGGACCTACGGGCTCTATGAAACAATACTTACCTGGACACTTCCACTCAACGCCATCATTGTATAAGAAAAACTGATCGTGGTCAACCAAGAATAGGTCGTCCTTGAAGAAACTCTTACCACTCCTGTGGTTACCCTTCATGTCGTAGTATGTTCTGAAAACATTGTGATGCACCAAGATAGTGTCACCGACCTTTACGTCGCCATCATAATTTATTGGAACGGAGAGAACCTCTGCCTCCCTGTTTGTAACCGTATGGTCTTCAGGAGATATACTTAAAATAAAATCAACGTCACCTATCTTCTTTGTGTTGTT